TAGAAACAGGGCAAATAATATTTCTCGACAGTGTGAGAGCGGCAAAAACTATATGTCCAGATACAAAAGCGGTCATTGATTGTTGCAAAGGGCGAAGAAAAACAGCAGGCGGTTACTTATGGGAATACGTAGAGGCGGAGGGCGAAAATGCTGATCACGAATAAAACCGTAATCAGTTTCCACATCCCTGACGAGTATCAGGCGGCCGAGAAATTCAAGGAGCAGAACCCTGATTGGACTGAAAACGTGACAACGCAGTATATCGGGTTCGTTAAGCAGGAGACATATGCGGTTGAGACAAAGGAGGAGGACAGCGAATGCGAGAAGAGTTGAAACCGTGCCCGTTTTGTGGAGATACATACATACAGATTTATGCAACAAACATCCATTCAAGAGGACACTTTGCAATCGGATGTAACACTGTAGACTGCGTTGGATTATATTGCGAAAGTAAACTATTCAAAACGGAAGAAGAAGCAATCAAGTCATGGAACAGGCGACAAAACGATGACCTGATCGTGTCTCCACTGCTGAAGGAGGGACGGAAATGACTGAAACTTGCCAATTCTGTGAAGCACTACAGCGAAACAAGAGCATCCGTGCATTCTACAACGACCTTCGGAAGGAAGAGGGCAAAGAAAGAATCTATGAAGATTATGCGGTCGCTCTGGTCGTTCGATCATACGCAAAGGGTAAGAAGAGTACGGCAAGCAGAACGACGGACTACAGGAATCAGGGCATCGGCTACAAACTGAACTTCTGCCCTGAGTGCGGAAGGAGGCTGAAGGAATGCACGAAGTGATTATGCGCTATTCCGGCGAGGGCGAGGACAGCCACGGTCTGGAGAGGGTCGGGGAGTTGATCAGATGCGGCGAGTGCAGGCATAACCCGAAGGATGCGTGGTTCGGTTGTCCCATGTCACATCTGACCGAAAAGCAGCGTCCTGATACTGCGTGGTGCTGGAAGGGAGAGCGGAAGGAGGACACCGAATGAAAAAACTGGATGAAGCTATCTCCAACGCGGCATACATCCTCGACAGCCTCATGGCTCTGCGGAGGATCTACGAGAGCGGATCATGCAATGACTGTGGTCTTGCGCAGATCTGCAAGGTGATACCGCTTCCCGGACAGATGGTGAGATATAACTGCCCGTTCTGGGTGAAAGATGGCGACCAGCAGGAGACCGTCCGCAAGACGATGGAAGGCGGGTATGGCGATGAAGGAGAATGAGGCAACATATCTTCTGCCCATCTGGGTAGACCTAAAACACGCAAGGCAAAAAGAAATCATGAAAGCGCTTAATGATGCTCTGACTGAGTTCTTTGAAGAACAAGCCGACGAGATCTCAAAAGTCGGGTGCCAGATCGACGTGCAATGGTCAGTCAACCAGCACGTTAAGTTGGGAGAGGAGAACAAATGACACATGACCGCGATCTACATATCGCGATAGGCTCCAGCCGGTGGTCCACCTCATGGCCGACGTCCGTCATGTCCTGGTCGGAGTTCTGCGGGAGGCTGAAGACACCGATCCGCGGATCCGAGACCTTGAAGGCCTTCCTGGCTATGTCGAAGGCCGATCAGGACAACCGGAAGGACGTCGGCGGCTATGTGGGCGGCGTGATCGATGGTCTGCAGCGTAAGGTCGGGAACGTCAAGAGCCGCGACCTGGTCACACTGGACCTCGATAACATCCCGGCGGGAAAGACGGACGACGTTCTGGCCAACGTCAGAATGCTGGGCTGCGCGGCTGCCGTATACAGCACGCGCAAGCACCGGCAGCAGGCCCCGCGCCTGAGGGTGATCATCCCGACAGACAGAACGATGTCCGTCGAGGAGTACGAGCCGATCGCCAGACGACTGGCGAAGCTGATCGGGATCGATTGGTGCGACCCGACCACCTTCGAGCTTAACAGGCTCATGTTCTGGCCGTCGTGCTGCAGTGACAGCGAATATATCTGTGAGATCATCGACGCGCCGTTCCAGGGCGCAGACGCGGTCCTGAGGATGTACGGGGACTGGACAGACGCCTCGCAGTGGCCTACCGCGGAAGGCGAGAAGGCCGCCACGAAGCGGGCGATGGTCAAGCAGCAGGACCCGACCACCAAGAGCGGCGTCGTGGGAGCCTTCTGCAAGACCTATAACATCCGGCAGGCTATGGAGAAGTTCCTGCCGGGGATCTACACGCCGACGGTCCACGATGACCGCATGACCTACGCCGGCGGATCCACCGCGGGCGGCGCGATCATCTACGACGGCGACCTGTGGCTGTACAGCCACCATGCCACCGATCCGTGCAGCCAGCAGCTGGTCAACGCCTTCGACATGGTGCGGCTGCACCTGTACGGCGATCAGGACGACGAAGCCAAACCGGGCACACCGGTGGGCAAGCTTCCGAGCTACAGAGCCATGACGGCTCTGGCCCTGAAGGACGGAACCGTGTCGGCGCTGCTGGCCAAAGAGCGGCAGCAGGAGGCAGAGGATGCCTTCGCCGGCATCGAGGTCACGCAGACCGACGAGCCTGCGGACTGGAAGGACAAACTGCAGGTAGACGGTAACGGATCCTACCGGAAGACCATCAACAACCTGGTGGTCATCCTCGAGAACGATCCGAGGCTGAAGGATCACATAGTGACGGACGAGTTCTCCGGCTGCGGACTTGCGGTCGGAGCGCTGCCGTGGGATCCGAAGCCGGACCGCAGGAGATGGACGGATACCGATGACGCCGGCGCCCTGTGGTATATGGAGACCTTCTATGGCATCCCGTCGAAGGACAAGCTGTTCTCAGCGCTCGCGATCGTCGGAGGCCGGAACAAGGTCAACGAGGTGCGGGACTACCTGCTGGGGCTTACCTGGGACAGCCGGCACCGGCTCGACACTTTGTTCGTCGACTATCTGGGCGCGGATGACAACATCTACACCAGATCAGCCGCCCGCAAGAGCCTTGTGGCCGCTGTGGCCAGGGCGATCGAAGGCGGTGTGAAGTACGACTACATGCCGATACTGGCCGGGCCGCAGGGCATCGGAAAGAGCACCCTGCTGGCCACCCTCGGCAGGCAGTGGTTCAGCGATTCACTTACCACTTTCGAGGGGAAGGACGCAGCGGAGATGCTGCAGGGGACGTGGATCAACGAGATCGGGGAGCTCGCAGCCATGAGCAAATACGAGAACGCCCAGGTCAAACAGTTCCTCTCCAAGCGCTCCGACATCTACCGCGCCGCGTATGGCCGGCGGACAGAAGAGCATCCGAGGCGCTGCGTCTTCTTCGGAACGTCCAACGACGCGGAGTTCCTTCGGGACTATACCGGGAACCGGCGCTTCTGGCCGATCGACGTCGGCGTGAACGATCCGAGGCTGAGCCCGTGGGATGATCTTCCCGGGAACGTCGACCAGATCTGGGCGGAGGCGGTCGCATACTGGCGGGCCGGTGAGACGCTGTATCTGACCGGAGAAGCAGAACGGCTGTCACTGGAGGCCCAGGAGGAGCACAGAGAGGCATCCGGATGGGAGGGCCTGATCTATGACTTCCTGGACAGGGACGTTCCGATTGAATGGGATCAGATGGACATATCTGAGCGGAGGACCTTCCTGAATGGGAATGCGAAAGGTGATAAGCCGCTGCGGCCGATCGACAAGGTCTGCATTACGGAGATCTGGGTGGAGTGCCTGGGCGGATCTCAGAACTATCTGAAGCCGCAGGACCGCACGAAGATCGGAAACATTCTGGCCAGAGCACCGGGGTGGGAAAGGATAAGATCGAATGCCAGATTTGGCCCGTATGGGAAGCAGAAAGGATTCCGGAGGAAGGTTGACACGCGGTTGACACGCGGTTGACACGGTTGACAGGGCTTGTCAACTCTGTCAACCACGTCAACCAGAGCGGTTGACAGCGCAAACCCGCTTAAATACTGGGCTAAATGGCATTTGTCAACCGTGTCAACCGTATTTTTAAGAGATGTATTAAAAACATAGAAATTATAGGATTTATACCTATTTATACTTCTATAAATCCTTTGTTTTAAATAAGCCATATAACGCGCGTAGACGCGGTTGACAAGGAGGGTGCATGAGAGAAAGCGAACTGGAGAGCTTGCTGGTGCGCGAGATGAAGCGGATCGGCGGAAGGGCCTATAAGTGGGTGAGCCCGGGGAATGACGGGGTGCCTGATCGGATTGCGATCTTCCCGGACGGGACGATCATCTTCATCGAACTGAAGACGGAGGCCGGGAGGCTGAGCGCGCTTCAGAAGATCCAGATCAACAGGCTGCGGGATCTCGGGCAGATCGCAATCGTGATCCGTGGGATACAGGAGCTGATCCTGTTCTTCTCGACAGCCGGGTATAAGGAGACAGCCGAGAGGCTGGAAAGACAGCATGAGATTTCAACCACATGAGTATCAGCGGTTCTGCATCGAGCAGATCCTGGAGAAGCCACGGGTCGGATTATTCCTGGACATGGGACTTGGCAAGACGGTCATCACGCTGACCGCGGTCCGGATCCTGAAGTACGAGCGGTTCGAGGTAAACAAGATTCTGGTCATCGCTCCGAAGAAGGTAGCAGAGGGAACGTGGACGACGGAAGCCGGGAAGTGGGATCACCTTCAGGATCTTCGGATCGTTCCGGTCCTCGGATCTTCGAAACAGCGCACGGATGCCCTGGGCATCAACGCTGACGTTTATGTCATCAACCGGGAGAACGTCGTCTGGCTGAAAGACCTGTACCGGAACGACTGGCCCTTCGACATGGTCGTGGTCGATGAGGCGTCAAGCTTCAAGAGCCACACGGCGAAGCGCTTCCGGGCGCTGGCTGCAGAGAATGGCCACATCAACCGGATGGTCCTACTGACCGGAACGCCTTCGCCGAACGGAATGATGGATCTGTGGAGTCAGATCTTCCTGCTGGATGGCGGGCAGAGACTGGAGAGGCGGTTCACTCATTTCCGTGAGAAGTACTTCCAGCCGGATGTGAGGAGCTGGCAGACCGGACAGATCTACAGCTACAAGATCAAGCCCGGAGCGCAGGACAAGATCCTGCAGAAGATCTCTGACATCTGCATCAGCATGAAGGCGGATGACTATCTGCAGCTTCCGGACATGATCTTCGACACTGTTCCGGTCGTCCTGGATGACAAGGCGCGGAAGGCATACGACAAGATGGAGGCAGAGATGGTCCTGCGACTGCAGGAAGATGAGGACGCGATCACTGCCCTGAGCGCCGCGGCGCTGACCGGCAAGCTGCTGCAGCTAAGTAACGGTGCCGTGTACGATGAGTGCGGTGTCATGCATCCGGTCCATGGCTGCAAGATCGAGGCACTGGGCGAGTTGATCGAGAGCCTGCGGGATCGCGGGAAGAACGCGCTGGTCTTCTATCAGTTCCAGCATGACCGCGACCGGATCCTGAACCTGCTGCACAGCATGCCACGGATCACAGCCAGAACGCTGGACGGTCCGGACTCGGTGGAGGCGTGGAACTGTAATGAACTGAATGTCCTTCTGGCGCATCCGGCGTCAAGCGCGTATGGCCTTAACCTGCAGCAGGGCGGGCATCATATCATCTGGTTCGGCCTGACGTGGAACTACGAGCAATACGTTCAGGCAAACGCCCGGCTGCACAGGCAGGGCCAGACGGAACCGGTGATCGTGCATCACCTGGTAACACAGGGGACACGGGACGCCGATGTAATGAAGGCACTGGAGCATAAGGATCAGGCGCAGCAGTACGTGCTGAACAGCCTGAAGGCACGGATCCGAGGGATCAGGGAGAAGGTGAAGAGATGAACATGACGATACTAATGGCCCTGTTAACCTGCACGATGGGCGGGTTCCTGATTGGGGCTGTGGTAGGTATAGTTCTGGGCCACGACATTGCGGTGGCCAGACAGGACAGGAAGAAGACTCCAGATCTGACAACCAAGGTGGTCCGGGCAGAGGATCAGTGGTCGTGGACGGACGAGCCGTGGCTTGAGGACATCCTGGATCCGGAAGGCGAATGGAAGTGAACAGGCCAAGCCTGAGCACATACCGCGCCGATAACCCACGATTAGCAAATAGGCTAACCCAACCGTACCCAACATCTGGAAAAATAAACGCCCCTGAGGCGCGGCAGGGGCAGGAGGTGATCGGCATATGGTGCTGTGGATGAAGGTATCAGACGATGAATATGAGCTGCCGATGATCGTCACTACATCGGCGATGATGCTGGCCGAGAAACTTGGGGTGAAGGAATCAACCATCAAATCAGCGGTCAGCAAGTGCAAGAAGAATGGCTGGCGGTGTTCGTACGTCAGAGTGGAGGTAGAAGATGACTGTTGAAGAACTGAAGGCTGCGGCCCGTGAGCTTGGCTACAAGGTGGTCAAGATCGAAAGAAAGGTGAAGCTGCTGCCGTGTGTCTGCGGAGCTACCAGGCGTAACCACAGGTACGCGTGGATGACGAACTGCGAGATCCTGGAATGCCCGAAGTGCGGACGCCGGGCAGCCGGCAGGACAGAAGAAGAGGCGAAGCGGAACTGGAACCTGATGATCATGGATGCGCAGGGCGAAGAATGGGAGGGAATACACAGATGATTTATGTGAAGTATAAGAAACTGACAGACACGGCGAAGGGGCCGACGCGCGGATCAATGCGGGCTGCGGGCTATGACCTGTACGCGGACACCGGCAACGACATCATGATGTTCCCGGGAGAAGTGGTGGAGTTCTTCACTGGGATTGCGATGGAGATCCCGGACGGATACTTCGGCGCGGTCTATCCCAGGAGCGGACTGGCTACCAAGATGGGGCTGCGCCTGGCCAACTGTGTCGGGGTGATTGATTCGGACTATCGCGGAAACATCGGCGTCCCGCTGCACAATGATTCCCGAAAGCCGGTAGTGGTGAAGGCCCATGAGCGGATCGCGCAGATCGTGATCCAGGCCTGCCCCGATATCGTCCTGAAGGAAGCGCAGGACCTGAGCGAGACAGCAAGAGGTGAGAACGGATTCGGTTCTACCGGGAGGACATGATGGACGTGCTGAAGTTCCTGAAGAGCATACGATCAAAGAGAGCTGAGATCACGACGTTGAAGCGGGCACGTGATGAACTCTATTGGTCGCTGATGCCATCCGGGATCCGGTATGATCTCGATAAGGTGCAGACGTCTCCTCAGGATCGGATGAGCGAAACTGCCGGCGATCTGTATGAGATCCAGGACAAGCTGGACCACATGATCGCGGCGCTTGCCAGCGACGTCAATCTGGCGGTCGACCTGGTCAGCCAGATGCCAACGCCCGAGTGCCGGCAGCTGATCACGCTGCGGTACCTCGGCACGGATCGAGAACGGTCCAAGTGGGAAAGCGTGGCGCAGGATATGGGATATACGCCTGAGTACGTGCGCAGGGAACTCCACGGCAAGGCGATCAAGGAAGCCAGGACAGTCTGGACAAAAGACCTTACAGAATCCTACAAACCTAATGTGATATGATGTAGGTGAAAAAGTATGAACAACATCCCGCACAATGTACGGAACCTGTGGGAGCGAGAGTTATTTCGCCAAGCTTTCTTATCTCGTTTCCATCCGGTCGGTGAAATTCCTCCTTTCATTTCACCATCAAGATCCGGTCAGCAATCGGCTGATCGACGTCAAGGTTCCGGCATCCTGTGCGGTGGCATCAAGGCTAAACAGTTGCTTGGGCTAGTCCTCTGCAACGAGCGGCATGGATCTCTCCCTAAGTCCATGCCGCTTCTTTATGCCATGACACAGGGGGAGGGGACAGGGCACCATGATCTACAAGATCTGTACCAGATGCGGGAAGCGGATCCCTGAGGGAACCACGTGCAGCTGCCAGAAGATCCGGAAGGCGGAGTCAGATCGGCAGTATGATCGGAGCCAGCGAGACAAGAAGGCGACAGACTTCTACCGATCGCCGGCGTGGATCCAGACACGTCAGCGGGTCCTGAACATTGACCAGCACATAGATGTCTATATGTACATGACGCAGGGCAAGGTGATCCCGGCGGACACGGTGCATCACATCATCCCACTGCGGGAAGACTGGAACAGACGGCTTGACTCCGGGAACCTGATGAGCCTGCACCACGACACGCACAGCATGATCGAGCGGGAATATTCGGCGCTTGGAACGAAGGTCATGGCACCCCGCCTGAAAAAAATTCTGGCAGACTACCGGGCAGAGCATTCAACCGGTGAGATCTGGTGAGAGGCTCCGGAGCGGCAAGAAGGGCCCCCTAGGGGCGGTCGAAAAAGTATTTTAGGAAGGGGATTGACCGCGGATGGAGGCTTCTTTTTGCAATTTTGTAGTTAAAAGGTCGAAAACGCGCATTTTTCGGAGGAAAATGGTCGAAAATGGGTAGAAATCGCAAAATATTAGAAATTACCGAGGGTGATCTGACGAAGAAGGCCCAGACGGAGAAGCGGACCCAGTCGGCCATGATCGTGCAGGATCCTGCCGACCTGGACAGGCTGCCGCAGGACCTGCTCGACACAAAGGCGAAGAAGGAATGGAAGAGGGTTGTCCCCGAGTTGAAGAAAATGGACATTGTCGGGCGGCTGGATATCTCGAATCTGGTGGCGTACTGCAATGCGTACAGTAAGTATGTCGAAGCGACGCGGGCGCTACGGGGGCAGCCCTTGACCATAGAAAGCCCGACCGGGCTGAAGGAGAATCCGCTGATCAATGTGCAGCTGAAGTACCAGGAGGCCTTCCGGAAGGCGGCTGACCAGTGCGGACTGACGATCCAGAGCCGGCTGAAATGGGCAGCCACGAAGATGAAGAAGCAGGAGGAACAGATTGAGTCCGAATTCGGTGCCATCTGAGACCATCCTGCAATACGCACACGACTGCATCGCCGGGAGGATCGTCTCCGGGCGCAAGCACAAGTGGGCGTGTCAGAGGTTCCTGCGGGACTGGGAAGCGGCACAGAAGGGATCCTTCCCGTATCACTGGGACGAACAGGAAGCCCAGAAGATCATCGACTGGTTCCGCCTGCTGCGTCACAGTAAAGGCGTGCTCGCCGGTCAGCCGATCGAGCTGACGCCGTGGCAGCAATTCCATCTGTGCCAGATGTACGGATGGCGGGACGATCAGGGCAGGCGAAGGTTTCGGAAATCGTTCGTTGAGGTTGCCCGTAAGAACGCCAAGTCTCAGGAAGAGGGCGGGATCGCTCTGTATGAAATGAGCGTGACGGCAACCCGGAACAAGGAAGTGGCGGAGGTCTACACGGCCGGTGTCAAGCGCGATCAGTCAAAGATCGTGTTCGCCGAGGCCGGGCTGATGCTGAAAGGCTCCCCACTCGCGACAAAGTTCACCGTGAACAAAGCGCAGATCATCCACCCGAAGACCGGATCGTTCATGCGTCCGCTGTCGAAGGATGACGGCAGATCAGGCGATGGGTCAAACCCGGCGCTGCTGGTCATCGACGAATACCATCAGCACCCGACCACAGAGTTCTACGACCTTGGCCTTGGCGGCAACACAAAGGAACCGCTGGTCATGATCATCACGACGGCCGGCAGGGATCTCACGTATCCATGCTATACACAGGAGTACGCGTACTGCAGCAGGATCCTCGATCCGGATGTGGACGTGCAGAACGACCAGTACCTGATCGACATATGCGAACTGGATCCGGAGGACTACGCGGATCCGGCGAACGTGGCAAACGAGGATCTGTGGCTGAAGGCAAACCCGATCAGGGCCACCTATCCGGAAGGCATCCAGAAGATCCGGGAAGAGTGCGAGCTCGCGCAGCAGATGCCCGAGAAGATGACGGCGTTCCTGACTAAGTGCATGAACGTCTGGGTACAGGCGCGCGAGTCCGGCTACATGGACATGGCCAAGTGGAAGGCCTGCCAGGTGGACCAGTTGCCGATCGACACGAAGGGCAGATCCGTATATGTAGGCTTCGATATGTCGGCGAAGGTTGACTTAACCTCCGTCGCATTCGTGATCCCGTTCATATCGGACAAGGTCGACGAGGACCGGACGCCGGTGCCGCAGTACATCGTGTACAGTCACTCGTTCATCCCGAACCGGGAGAAGCTGGCGGAGCGGATCGCGAAGGACAAGGTGCCATATGACGCATGGGAGCGGGAAGGCTTCCTGACGGTCACGGACACGCCGATCGTTGACCAGGACGCGGTCATGAAGTACGTGCTGGACACCTGCGCCGCGCATGACTGGCACATAGAGAGCCTGTGCTTCGATCCGGCGAACGCATCGCTGCTGATGATGCAGCTGTCGAACCAGGGCTATGACGTCGTGGAGGTCTTCCAGTCGCATAAGAGCCTGAACGAGTCCACGCAGGGATTCCGCGAACAGGTATACAGCGGGAACATCTACTACCAGAGGAACCCGCTGCTGAGCTACGCGATGAGCAACGCGGCGGTCCGGAAGAACAACGGGCTCATCAAGATCGATAAGGATGCCACCACAAAACGGATCGACCCGGTCGATGCCGTTCTGTGCGCATATAAGTTAGCTATGTATCACGTTTTTGTGATCAACAACCTCGCCGCCATTGATTCCTTCCTTGACGGCGATTTTGACTGACGGAGGTAACTATGGGAATCTGGTCAAGGTTCATGGATTCCTGGAGACGCTTCTGGGACAGCGGAAAGACGGTCACCACGGCAGACCATGAGCTTGCCGAGTGGCTCGGGATCGACACCACCAAGGACAAGCTGAGCGAAGTGACCTACTTCACTTGCTTGAAGATGATGTCGGAGACGATCGGAAAGCTGCCCCTCAAGTACTACCAGGAAACTGACAAAGGAAAAATCCGGGCAGACCCGGACGATATGACAAGGCTGTTGACGGTCAGACCTAACCCGGTCATGACGCCGACGGCCCTTTTTACTGCCTGTGAATTGAATTGCCAGCACCATGGGAACGGCTACATCTGGATCCAGCGCCAGTTTACTCCGCAGCGGTACGGCGGAGATCTCAAGCCGATCGCACTGTGGGTGCTCCCCAGCAAGCAGGTCAGCGTGGTAATGGACAACGCCGGCGTCTTCCAGGACAAGGGCAAGATCTACTACAACTACCAGGATGAATACAGCGGAGAGTCCTACGTCTTCCCGCAGGAGGACATTATCCACGTGAAGACGTCCTACAGCTTCAATGGGATCCTGGGCAAGCCTGTCCGGCAGATCCTGGGCGACATGGTCGACGGCGCCAGAGAATCGCAGCGGTTCATGGAGAAGCTCTACAAGCAGGGCCTGACCGCGTCGATGGCTCTGGAGTACACCGACGATCTGGACGCGAACCGCAGGGCGAAGCTGCAGCAGAAGTATGAGGAGTATCTGTCCGGCGCGAGGAACGCCGGCCGGATCGTTCCGGTACCCGCAGGCCTGAGGCTGGTGCCTCTGAATGTGTCGCTGGCCGACGCCCAGTTCCTGGAGCTGCGCAAGTACAGCGCGCTGCAGATCGCGGCGGCCTTCGGCATCAAACCGAACCAGCTGAACGACTTCGACAAGGCATCGTACAGCTCCGCAGAGATGCAGCAGCTGGCGTTCCTGGTCGACACCATGGCGTACCGCATGAAGGCGTATGAGGAAGAGCTGAACGCCAAGGTGCTGGATGACCTGAAGCTGCAGGAGGGCTACTGGTACAAGTTCAACGAGAAGGCCATCCTGCGAACGGACTCCAGGACACAGCAGGAGATCATCTGTGGCTACGTCAACAACGGCGTATACACGCCTAATGAGGCACGCGACCTCCTTCAGCTTCCGGCAGAGGAAGGCGGCGACGTCCTCGTCATGAATGGTAACTACATCCCGATCACCATGGTCGGGCAGCAGTATTCGTCTTCGGGAGGAGGTGAGAACGGATGAAGAAGAAGTTTTGGGATTTTATAAAGATCAAGGATCAGGACCCGGGCAGCGTAGACGGCTACGAACTGCGACTTGAAGGCCCGATCAGCGAGGAGAGCTGGTGGGGCGATGAGGCCACACCCGCGGAATTTCGTGAGGAGCTTCAGCAGGTAAGCGGGCCCCTGACCGTCTGGATCAACAGCCCGGGCGGCGACGTGTTCGCGGCATCGCAGATCTACACGATGCTGAAGGAATACGGCGACAAGATCACGGTCAAGATCGACGCGCTGGCGGCGTCCGCTGCGTCTGTCGTGGCCATGGCCGGCGATGAGACCTATATGGCGCCCACGGCTCTGATGATGATCCACGATCCGAGCACGATGGCATGGGGCAACGAGAGCGACATGAAGGAAGCCATCAAGGTGCTGAAGGAGGTCAAGGAGTCGATCCTGAACGCCTATGAGCAGAAGACGGGACGATCCCGCGATGAGTTGGCGAGGCTCATGCAGGATGACGGCACCTGGATGAACGCGAAGAAGGCGGTCGAGCTGGGCTTCGCGGACGGGATCCTGTACGCGGACAGCACAGAAGACGGGCTGGTGGCTGCGGCCTACAACCCGCACCACGTGATCAACTCGCTCACCGAGCAGATCAAGGCCAAGATGCCGGTCTCACCCGAACCGGAGCCGGAACCGGAGTCGGAAGACATAAAAGCACATGAACACACAGCAGTCAGAATGCGTATGCTTGGCATCACGCTCTGACAGAAAGATGAGGTTAAGAATGAGCAAAGAACTCAGAGAGATGCTTGAGAGCATCAACAACATGAAGGATGAAGTCAAGAACCTGTACGCGGAAGGCAAGGATGCCGAAGCGCAGGCGAAGATGGATGAGCTGGAAGCCGCACAGGCGAAGTTCGAGAACCTGAAGAAGCTGGAGGACGTCAAGCCCGTCCCGCAGGATCCGAAGCCGGCTGACAAGACCGACCTCGAGAAGTTCGTGGACAGCATGAGGCTGAAGTTCCGTGATCAGATGAGCGAGGGCACTCCGGCAGCAGGCGGCTACACCGTACCGTCCGATATTCAGACCCAGGTCAACCAGTTCAAGAGCGCACTGGTCAACATGGAGACGCTGATCACTGTTGAAAACGTCACCGAACCGACCGGCTCCAGAGTCTATCAGACCAAGGCTGAGTCTCCGGCCTTCGCGACCGTCGAGGAAGCTGCTGCAATCGGTGCCGGTACTGATCCGCAGTTCGAACAGATCTCCTACGCTTGCGAGAAGCGCGGCGCGATCTTCTCCGTGACCGAGGAACTGCTTGCTGACTCCGACGCGGACATCTCGGCAATCCTTGCTGACTGGATCGCGAAGGGTGATGTCAAGACCAACAACACCAAGATCTTTGCAGCGCTTCCGGCTGCGAACAAGGCCGTGGCGATCACTGACCTTGACGGAATCAAGCACGCTGTCAATGTTACCCTGGGCCAGACCTACAAAGCGGGCTCGACCATCGTGACCAACGACAGCGGTCTGAACTATCTGGACACCCTGAAGGACGATAACAAGAGATATCAGCTCACTCCGGACATCTCCAACCCGGGCCAGCTCCGTCTGTCCTGCGGCGCTATCAGCCTGCCGATCTTTGTCGTTCCTGACAGCGTTCTGGCAAATCCGGCAGCAGGATCCTATCCGTTCTTCGTCGGCGACTTCAAGGAATACATGCGCAAGTACAACCTGAAGGGCTACACCATCAAGAACACCGACGTGGCGACCGTCAACAGCGTGTCCGCGTTCGAGAATGATCTGGTGTACTTCAAGGTCACTGAGAGAAACGACTTCGTCGTCATTGATGAGGACGCTGTCGTCCGCCTGACCCTGACTCCGGCGCAGTCCTGATCGGAGGTGCGCCGATGAAGGTTAAAGCGATCAATCCGCTTTACCTTGACAAGTACTACAACCCGGGGGACGTCGTGGAGATCACAGACGCCCTCGGGCAGAAGTGGATCGACATGGGGCTTGTCGAGGCGGTAGCGGAAGAAGAGAAGCCAAAGAAGACAGCAACCAGGAAACCGGCCGCGAAGAAATGAGGTGATCCTAATGACGACGGAAGAGCTGGCCACCTTTAGAACTGAAAAGATGGACGACTTTATCGCGGCATGGTTCGATCGGATCAAGGAGCGAGTGGGATATGCGGAGAGCGTCACAGCGTTCGATCAGGAGATCACGGATCTGGCGGAGGCCGCGGTCACAGATATGCTGACCGGCGGCGTGCCCGAAGCGATGTTCACCAATGAGGGCGTCGACAAGCGGATCCTGAACACGATCTCGCTGTATGTCAACGCGTACATCGAGCACGATCGGACGGATACGCAGAAGTATCTGGACCTGTTCCATAAGAACGTGCTGAAGCTGTCGCTTGAGGACGGAGGTGCATGGGATGTGGACAACGACGATTAAGATCCCGGAGTCGTCCACGGTCACGCAGGACGCCGAAGGGTATCCGACCACCATCACCAAGTACCGGGAGATCCCGGCCAGTATCCAGTCCGCTCAGCGTGGCGATCAGATCCTCGCGGAGCAGCGCGGATACAGTGCCGATGTCGTCGCCGTCGTCATGGGCCGGAACCTTCAGGGGCTTCCGGCCAACTGGAGCACCTTCACGGACAGCGAGACCGGCGATGTGTACGAGCTCAAGCGTGTATACAAGCAGGACCGGAACCGCACGGTGGAGCTGACCGGGCAGCTGGTACGGAGGGGGGTGACCTGATGGCAGCAGGACAGGCAGGATTCTTCCTTGACGGGATCCAGGACTTCATGGATCGGCTCGAAACGCTTGCCGGTGACATTGACGGCGCCATGGAAGACGCGGTTCAGGCTGGCGGCGAAGTGCTGACGCAGGAACTGGTCAAGGCCGTCCACGATGCCGCGGATCGCGGTTATTCGCAGGGCACTCTGGAGACCAGCATCGAATCGGATGGTGTCAAGAATGTGAACGGCGGGAAGATGACGACTATCTATCCGCACGGCACCGATACGCACGGCGGCGGATATTACAGCAAGGTCATCGGCACAAGTAAGCGCGGTCACGCGATCACGCGCCGGGCATCCGCCGGCGGATCCGTCCGGAACTATGACAAGCTGTGGTACCTGGAGCATGGGACATCCCGGCAGGCGGCGCACCCGTTCATGCAGAAGGCGCTGAACGATGCCAGGCCGAAGGTCATGGAAGCGATGCAGCGCGAGATTGACGCCGCCATTGCTTCGGCAGGAGGCGGGTCATGAGCATCGGGGCGCTCTTGAGGAGCGCTGTGAAGGACATCGCAGACGTCTATCCGAAGGTCTACACCGGACCGGATACGCATTACTTCGTGTACGACATCACGGACGACCGTGGTGACGACTGGGGTGATGATGTCCCGGACAAGATCCATTACTGGGTGAGATTAAACTACTACTTCCCGCAGGGCGAGAACCAGACGCCTATGCGGAATCGAGTGAGGAACCTGCTGCATGAAGCAGGTTTTTCTTTTGCATCAATCATAAGTCTGTCCGATCCGGACAACGGCATGGACGGGCTGTCTTGGGAATGCGACTATGTCGCAGAAAGTGAGGAATAACATGGCGAAGATTGGCGTTAGAAAAATGTTCTACGCAAAGTGGACTGCCGACGACACCTACACGGATGGCGCGCAGTTCGGCAAGATCTCCACGTTCAACTTCACGCCTACCACTTCCAGCGTGAAGGATTACGGCGATGATGTTGTTGCGGAGGTTGCAAACGAGATGAGCGGCGGCACGCTGTCCATCGAGGCGAATCAGCTGACACTCGAGGAGAGAGCGTTCCTGCTCGGTCATACCTACACTGCCGAGAACGGCCTGGAGGTCAAGGCAGACGATCAGGCACCGTATGTCGGCGTCGGCGCGATGTCCGTAGAGATGGCTTCCGGAGTGAAGCAGTATGTAGCGAAGTGGTACAAGAAGCTCATGTTCCGTGAGCCGAATGATGAGAACGCTACCAAGCAGGAGAACATCGCCTTCGCGCACACCACGATCGAGGCGGATGTCATTCCGCAGGACAGCAATTATAAGGTCAGCCACACCAAGCTGTTCACCACTGAGGCTGCTGCCCTTGCATGGCTGCAGGAACAGGCTGGGATCAGCGCATGAGCAACCTAAGACCTGAAGGCGTGCCGGTTAACTTCGATGGAAGTGACCGGCACTTCCTTTTTACGCTTCGGACGATAGACGAGCTGCAGTTCATGCACCCCGCGGTCAGCATCTTCCATATGATCGATGAGGCCGGGAAGGACACCCTCGATGGCCTGCTGTATCTGGTTGATATCGTCTACGCGCTGTGCAGCGGAGAGCTGACCCGGACCGACATCATGCAGAGCCTCAAGACCAACACGCTGACCGGCGGCGGGAGCCTGCAGGATGTGCGCGAGGCCATCCGGCTCGCTCTGATGGAATCGATGCCGGAGCCAACGGACGAAGACGCACCCGAGCGCGGGGAGTCCTCCGGGATCATCGAGATCCCAAAATTCTTAATCATCGCCATGACGCGCTTCCGGATGACGGAAGACGCTGCATGGAACATGACGCTGCGGAAGTTCAGCCTGCTGAACGACGCATACATGACTGTAAACGGAATGAAAAAGGCAGAAGATGACTACATGCCGTTGTCGATGCTGCCTTGACGATAGAAGGAGCGCGGTATGCCGGTCGATAGCAACGCATTAAAAGCCAGCGTCCGCCTCGATGGCGGCGCCCAGTTCAAGAAAGACATCCAGGACGTCAACTCGAACCTGAAGCAGCTGGATGCCGAATCCAAGAAGGTCACCGAAGAGTTCCGGGGGCAGGCCAATTCAGTTGAAGCACTCCGGGCAAAGCAGGAGAACCTGACCCAGACCCTGGAGCAGGCCGAGAGGAAGGTCCAGCTCTACGATTCCAGGATCAAATCCCTTGAAAAACAGCAGAAGAGAATAGCAGACAGCACTGAGGACTACCGCGACCAGCTGAAGGATGCGCAGGAAGCCCTGTCCAAGATGGACAAAGGGACAGACGCCTACGCCAAGCAGGAGAAGGCGGTAGATGCCCTTGCCAGGAAGGTGGCGCTCGGGGAGCAGAATCAGGCACGGGCTACAAGCGAGATCAACAAGTACCGGCTCGAACAGACCAGGGCAGAGACGGCGGTCGCGAAGCTCAACAGGGAAGTCGATGACAACGCCCGGTATCTGAACGAGGCGGAACGCTCCGCGGATAAGTGTGCAACGTCCATCGACGAGTACGGAAAGCAAACCAAACAGGCGGCGGATGAGTCCAGGGGGCTCGGTGACGTGGCCAAGGTGGCGCTGGGCAACATTGCCGCGAACGCAGCTTCGAAGCTTGCGGACATGGCCGTGGATGCCGCGAAGGCGCTGATTGATGCCGGGAAGGCTGCAGCAGCCTATGCCGATGAGATCTTAACGGCGTCTATGGTGACCGGGCTGTCCACGGACACGCTGCAGGAATACCGATACGCTGCGGAGCTGATCGACACGGATCTGGCCGACGTGGAGAAGGCGCTGTCCAAGAACGTCAAGTCGATGGCATCCGCGCAGTCCGGATCCAAGGCCTACGCCGAGGCATACCAGCAGCTTGGTGTGGCCGTCACGGATGCCAACGGAAACCTGCGGAGCTCTGAAGACGTCTTCTGGGACTGCATTGATGCCCTGGGCAAGATCGAGAACGAAACCGAAGCCGACGCCATCGCCATGCAGATCTTCGGCAAGAGCGCACAGGATCTGAACCCGCTGATCCAGACCGGATCGGAAGGCTTCCGGACTCTGGCCGATGAGGCCCACGCTGCCGGCGCGGTCCTGTCCGGGGACACGCTCGACAAGCTCGGGAAGGTTGACGACAGCCTGCAGAGACTGAACAGTCAGACGGATGCGTTCAAGAACGCGGCAGGCGCGGCGATCGCTCCAACGCTTGGAGCACTTGCGGATGGCGCCACTGCATTCCTGAAAGCGATGACGGGGGCATTCACCCCGCCCGAAAAATCGGATCTCGGAAACTATCTAACGGATCTGCAGGGCAGGCTGCAGGATACACAGGGCTTGATCGACGGTATAGGCACGATAGAGCTAAAGGCAAACGCCGATATAGCTACCATCGACGCCTACGCCGGCGTCCTGATGAAGGCCACCACCGGCGAGAAACTCTCCGGACTTGAGAAGTATAAGCTCTCCGTCGCCGTGGAAAAACTGGGCGGTGTGATCCCCGGACTGGCTGAGGCCTACGATACAGAGACCGGATCCATAGATCTCACTACCGAGGCGCTCCGGACCAACCTGGAAGAGACCAAGAAGCAGATGCGGATCACAGCCTTCCAGGAGGCTATAGAGGCTTCCTACAAGGCTGCTGCTGATGCGGCTATTGAGTCCATGGATGCCCAGAGTGCGTATGAAGCTAATGCCAAAGAGCTGGAGGAGACTCTTAACGGACTCAGTATAGATGACTTTCTACAGCTGACACCACAGCAGGCCGATATAAGGGCCGCTGCACTGGGGACCACTAAAGAACGCATATATGAGCTGATAACTAATCAGGATCAGTATGCAGCTGCAGTGGCAGCAGCTGCTGAGGCAGAAAAAACAGCCAAAGAAGCCGCGGACCAGAGGGTGCAGGCTCTTGAGGCTCTTGAGGCTGAATACGCCGAGGACTCCGGAGCTACCCAGGAGAACACGGAGGCCACAGAAGAGAACGCCAAGACCACTGCGGACTACACCAAAGAGGTCAAGGGCGCGATCAAGGCCGGATCCGACTTTCTGAAGGGCCTGTTCGGCACTAAGGACGCCGCTGAAGAGACCGCCGAAGAGACAGACACCGCTACCGAGGCCACGGAAGAGAACACCGCGGTCACCGAGGAGAATACTGAGGCCAAGACCAGAGCACAGGCGGTCGGCGAAATGTTCGCCGGTGCCATGAAGGAGGTCGGTGATCGGGTCCTCGAGGCTGCGGAGAAGCAGAAGAAGGCCGAGGAGCAGGAAAAGAAGTCCCTGGAGACGGTCCGGGATGCCTATGAGAGCAGCTACAACAGCATCAAAGACACGCTCTCCAAAAAGCTGACGCTGTGGGACGCGTTCGACGGCGGCGAGGATATCACCGTTGAACAGATGGTCGCGAACTTGCAGAGCCAGACCGAAGGGATCACCCGCTACAAGGATGAGATGGCTGCGGTCATCGCGGAATACGGCGACGAGCTCGGCCCGGATCTGATCAACACCCTGCAGGCCATGGGCACGGATGCCGCGAACACATGGCACCACATGTTCATCACGATGGAGCAGGACAATGCTCCGGAGCTCTTCGCCGAAATGGGTCGGCAGTGGGCGGCAGGCCTTGACCTGTCCGATCAGATCGCGAAGTACTGCGCCGGAAACCTGACCGCCTATCAGATCGCCACCAACCAGCTCGGGTCGACAAAGGTCGAATGGACCGGGCTGCGGGAATCCGTCAAGGACATGACCCCGGAACTTGATGCTGCCATCACGGCGGCGCAGGAGGCCGGCGTGGCCATCCCTGACGGACTGGCCGAAGGCCTGCAGAGTGGCGAGACCACCGCATACGACGCGGTGCAGCTGCTGACCAACTCGCTGCAGGGTACCTTCCGCGGGCTGTATGAGATCGCGGAGCAGTCCGGCGTGGAGATCCCGGCGGGCCTGTCCGCGGGCATGGAAGGATCCGCGGAGGAGTATCAGGCTGCCATCGGACAGCTGACGGATGCCCTGTCAAGCGCAGGCGCGGACGCCGGTGAGGCCGCGGCCGAAGAGATCAGCACGGGCCTGACCGATAACGCAGATGCGGTCGAGAGCGCAGCAGGAGACACGGCAGACGCGGCCAGCGGCGCTATGGACGGAAAGAAGGAAGATTTCAAGACGTCCGGCAGCACGGCGGGCACGCAGTACGCCTCAGGTCTGAACTCTGGGAAGACGGCAGCGACCACAGCCGGCAGACAGCTGGCAGCTGCTGCCAAGAGTGGCATAGACGGCCGGCGGGATTCCTTCCGGGATGCCGGCCACAACATGGCTGCAGCCCTCGCTGCCGGTATCCGGGCAGGCCAGAGCGAGGCGATCAACGCAGCCGTGCACATGGCTGTGGAGGCCTACAAGCAGGCCAAGGCAGCCATCGGGCAGAGATCTCCGACAGGTATCTTCAAGGACGAACTCGGTAAAAACATCCCGCTGGCTGTGGCTGCAGGTATTACCGAGAACACGGCACCGGCACAGCACGCTGCGGCTGTCATGGCACGGTCCACCTACAGCGCGGCCAGATACGCCGCCGTGGCTGATCAGATGTCAGCACCGGTGATCAACAACAACCCGGTGGTCAACGTAGACACCGCGCCGATCGCGCGGATGATCGGGGCGGGCCAGAGCGGTGCGCAGATCGTGAACTACATCACGGTCAGCGGTGCGAGAGATCCTGCTGCGTTCGCGGACGCGTTCGCCGAGGAACTGAAGCAGAAGTTAAGGAGCTGAACACATGGCAAAGACTAAGGCCCCGACGGGCTTATCCATATCGAGATCGGGCACCACGTTCACGATGAAGTGGCGCATAGCGGGCTCTGACTATGCCAACGGTCAGCAGCTCCAATATCAGAAGAACGGCGGAGCCTGGACCGGGATCAGCATCGGCACGACCGCCACGAGCGCCACTCTGACCGGATCGGACATCAAGCGGCTCGCGTTCCGGGTCCGCGGCAACCAGAAGAAGAAGATCAAAAAGAAGAACCCCGGGTGGTCCGCGTGGGCCACCTCCGGGACCTGGGCGGCTACCGTTCCGGAGCTTCCCAAGCTGGAATATGACAACATAAACGCCAACAGCGGCACCTTCACCTGGAACACGTCCACGAGCGACACGAGCGCGGCAATATTTGATCATGTCAGCATCCAGACCTGCGCGATCAGCCGCATGGGTGAACCCGCGGAGGCTGACTGGGGCGCGGTCACGACCGGAACGGCTTCCGGATCCCAGACAGTTCCGGAGGACACGGAAGCGCTGGCCAACGGAAACGTCGTCAGGTGGTTCCGGGTGCAGTCCGTTGGTCCTGCGGGGGCGTCGGCATGGGTGACGGAGCATCATGCATATGGCGTTCCTGCCGTGCCGGAGCTGCTGAGCGCGTCCGCCGAGACAGTCGGGACGATCACGAGGCTGACCGCAGAGTGGAACGGCGCACACGACGATCAGCACCCGATCGATGAGATCAACGTGCAGTACGCGATCGGCACACCGACCGATACGGCCCTTACGCCGCCCACAAGCGGCTGGGATGACGCAATCACCGTGGCCGCGAACGGCACCTATGACAAGGTCGTGGTCAATGTTAACGACGCGGTCGATGTCGACGAGTGCTTATGGGTGCGGATCAAGAGTTGGCACGACGATGACAGCAACGGGATCTATTCGAATGCCCTGCTGGCCCAGACCGGCACGCTCGCGGCGCCGACTATCACTGCCAACCCCAACACGACGACCGGCGCGGTCAGCATCACGATCACGGAAGAGACGGACTGTGAAGCCGCCTGCACGGCGATCTTCTACAGATCCGAGGACGATCCGGGGAACGACCGGCTGATCGGGATCCTGCCGAGGGGCACCACCACGGCGTCCTTCACCGTCCGGGAGATCGTAGGCGCGAGCGCTACGTGCTTCGGGGCGTACGCTTTCGTAGGCACGTACAACGGCGCGGTGATCGCCAACGTCCTGATGCGGTCCGATTCCGTGATCGATTCCGACATCGCGGCGGTGGCTCCTGAGGTGACCGTGACGGAAGGCCCGAGAGACGAGACCGTCCGGGTGTCCTGGACATGGGCGTGGGAAGACGCCACACAGGCAGAGCTGTCCTGGTCGGAGTATCCGGAGGCGTGGGAGAGCACCGAAGAGCCGAAGGACTACACAGTGGTCGACAGCATGGCGACCAGCTGGGTTGTGGCAGGCCTTGAGACCGGCAAGCGGTACTACTTCCGGGTCCGGCTGATCAACGCCTCTACGGACGACGAAGTGGTCGGCCCGTGGTCCGCGGTCCGGACCTATGACCTGACCGGCGTCCCGGACAGGCCGGCGCTGACGCTCAGCAAGTCCGTGATCAATGAGGGCGATTCAGTCATTGCGCGGTGGGCATACAGCTCCGCCGATGGCGTGGCGCAGTCCTACGCTGAGATCTGTCTGGTCACCTACAACGGGTCCACACCGGTCTACGGTGACGTCATCGCCCATGCAGACAGCGGCCAGAACGTAGAGATCACCTACGACTGGGAGACCGGACAGACATACTACATGGCGGTCCGGACAACTTCCGAGGCAGGCGTACAGTCCGCATGGTCAGAGCCGGTGTCGCTGCATGTAGCAGTGCCCTGCACGATCGAGCTGACAGGGTCGAGCATCTCCAAGGGCAATGAGAACATCACGACCACGGTCAGGACCGACACCACGATCTACCACGCCGATGGAACCATGGAGGGCGGAAGCAGTCAGCAGAGTAAGTTCCGAGAGCTGACGAACGGCTTCGACACCGAAGCATACGGCTACTACATGAACGGTGACACGGTGGTGCTATCGACCGCCATGGACGGCACGGACAAGGTGATGACGAAGATCACTACGACCGTAAACAGCTGCCCGGTGCCGACACTGAAACTTATGCCGATCACAGCCACGATCACCGGCGCGGGCGACAACGGCACGACGGTGCTATCCGTGGTGCGCGGTGAAGACTACCACATCGACAGACCCGACGAGAAGGACTTCGACGGCTTCGAGGGCGAGAGCATCGCCACGGTGACGATCGCCGGCGAAGGTACGCTGACGATCACAGCGGACGATCTGGTGGGAAGCCTTGACGATGGCTGCTTGTACTACCTGATCGGCAAGGTGTACGACACCTTCGGCCAGAGCGCGTCCTTCCGCTACCCGTTCACTGTTGATTGGGCGGCGAAAGCAGAAGCCCCGGGTGCGACCGTGGTCATTGATAAGTACATGCGGATCGCAAAGATCACTCCGACGGTGCCGAGCCAGTGGGCACAAGCCAACTGCACGTGTGATATCTACCGGATCACGGCAGACAGGCCGGAACTCGTGTATAAAGGCGCGACCTTCGGGGAGACCTACGTGGATCCCTATCCGGGCTTCGGCGAGATGTGCGGCCACCGGATCGTGTGCATATCGCCTGATGGCTCGTATGTGACCGAGGACGGTCTGGCATGGTACGACGCCGATTCCGAAGACGGTGACATCCTGGAAGAGAAGAAGATGGTCATCGACGTGGACGGTCGGCAGATCGTGCTGCCGTACAACATCGAGCTCACCAATTCGTGGTCTAAGGACTTTGAGAGAACGAGCTACCTTGGCGGATCTGTCCAGGGGGATTGGAACCAGGCGGTGACGCGGGATCTGTCCGCCCGGACGGTCCTGCTGCGGGGCAGAGACCTTGACGAGCAGCTGGCCATGCGGGATCTGGCGGGCTATGCCGGCGTGGCGCACATCCGCACCCCGGACGGGTCCTCGTTTGCTTGCGACATACAGGTGCGCGAGACAATGACCTACCAGAATAAGCGGTTGAGCTACCAGCTGGCCATTCAGGCGGTGGATCCGCAGGAGCCAGACGGCATGACGCTGGATGAATGGCTTGAAACGCATCCTGTAGGGGGTGGCATATGAACTGGCACAGAGGCTTTTCCGCTCTCTACGAGCTGCGGAAAGTCGATCCGATCACATGGATGGACACCGACGAGCTGCGCTTCACGGCGGGCACGGTGTCCCGATCAGAAGATGACCTTCAGGAGTCGGCGAACCTGACGCTCACAGAGAGCCCGGGTGAATGCTGGCTCCGAATTTATTTAAAAGCGAAACAGGGGAACAGCGGGGCGCGGGTGCCGGTCTACACAGGATTGGCGTCCACGCCCCGACGTGATCTTGACGGCGTGCGCGAAACCTATCAGGCGACCTGCTACAGCGTCCTCAAGCCTGCGGACGACGTCCTGGTGGAATGCGGCTACTACGTTCCGGCGGGAGCCGAGGGCGCGAGAGTGGCTGCAGGTCTTCTGGGCGTCGGCCCCGCTCCGGTCTTCTACCAGGAGGACGGTCCGAAACTGCTGGAGCCGATCGTGGCAGAGGACGCGGACACGCACCTGTCCATCGCCCAGCAGATCGTCAGAGCCATCGGCTGGCGGATCCGGATCGGCGGGGACGGCAGCATATCGATAGAGCCGCCCGCCGTGAACGCTCTGCTGACGCTGGATGCTATGGAGCATGACAGCGTGGAGCTGACGATCTCAGACACGCAGGACTGGTACAGCGTGCCCAACTGCTACCGGGCATCAACCGGCGACATCTATGCCATCGCCCGGGACGACGATCCGGACAGCGCCCTGTCCACGGTCAGCCGGAAGGCGCTCCGGGGCGGCACCGGGGAGATCTGGGCATCGGAGACCGGCGTCACGCTGTCCGATGACAAGAGCCTCGGGGAGTACGTCCTTGAGAGACTCAAGGAAGCGCAGGCGCCTGCCCGGACGGTGGGGTACACGAGGAGGTTCCAGCCGGATACGACGGTTGGCGATCTCGTGAACCTGCATCTGGCCAGATACAAGATAGACGGCGTTTTTCGGATATCGAGACAGACGATCACGCTAGGGCATGGATGCAGAACGCAGGAAGAGGTGGTGTATGAGCGCAATTGACGATCTTGTGAAGATGCTCAAGAAGCAGAAACGCACCGGCACGGACTACACCGGCACGGTGACGAAGGTAGACGGCGGCACGGCATACGTACGTCTGACCGGGTCGAAGATCTCAGACACGCCCTGCGCACTGACGATATCCGCCAAGGTGGGCGACCGGGTGCGCGTCCGGGTGTCCGGCGGTCGGGCATGGGTGACGGGCAACGACACGGCGCCGCCAACCAATGATACCGAGAACATTGCGGTGGTGACGAAGAACGCAGAGAGCACGGCGAGCGACCTGAAGCGGCTCCGGGAAGAGTTCGAGGCGGAGCCGATCGTTAGGTATGCGACGCTAAAGAACATGTCCATCCCCGCGGGGACGCACCCGATTGCTTTTCCGATCTACTGCGACTTCTCCGGGACTCCAGAAGCAATGATCGGAATGACCGTGGATGGAAACAACGATGAAGACATGGGCGGTGGCGTGCTGTATCCGTGGGTGCCGGACATGGGGGTCGCTGTGACCGAGATAAGCGATATAGCGGTCGAAGGGCACGTCTACAACAACACCGGCAAGACGCGGACAGTGAGTTTAACGTGCATCATGGTCGGGAAAGCGAGGAGATAAAGACATGATAAGAGGAACAACGCCGACGCTTACATTTAACCTTCCGATGGCGGTCAGCACGCTGTCGGAATACTGGGTCACTGTCAGCCAGATGTATGACAACATCCGCATCGACAGAGATAAGACCACGCTGACGGCATCCGGGTCAACGATCACAGCCAACCTGACGCAGGAAGAAACGCTGCGGCTGGTGCCCGACAAGCCGGCGTTCATCCAGCTAAGGGTTCTGACATCGGGCGGTGACGCCAAAGCTTCGGAGATCTTCAAGACTACGGTAAATGACGCACTCCGTGAGGAGGTGATCGCATGACATCAGATATTGGGTTTCAGATAGACGATAAAACATTCACGCTGAACGAGACCTCTGCGGCGGCGGCTGAAGCGGCGGCGGACAGGGCTGAGAGTGCGGCGGAAACACTGTCTGGATCGGTGGCACAGATCGCCACAAACACGCAGGACATTTCTTCGTTAAAGGAAGATTCGCAGGACATTTCCGAGGCGGCGTATATGGTAGTGGTTGAAAAAGGTGCGTCAGCAAACACATCAGGGAAAATCGTTCCGTTCCACATCAGAACCGGGGACACTGTTACTGTTTCAACGGTTGACGGAAGCACGTTCGGATCAGTCCAGTTCAGTTTTTATGATGTGAACGGTCAGTATATCGACTACTATAACCTTTCGTCTTCATATGGGAGCGCAAGGACATTTACCAACCCGTATGCTGAAACGTTTTATGTTGGTATTACCACGGTAAATACCGCAAGCCCGGATAAGTATCTCGCAGTAAATAAGTCCAATATGTTTAAACTGGCACTTGACGAGCTGTCAAATTCGATAGAAAACAACAGTGCAGGCATTGCGGAATTGGACACACTGAAGCCGTCAAAAAGTATCATCAACCGATTTGACAAATCGACCGTAGAGGCAAATAAATATATTTCCGTAAACACCGGAAATCCCATTACTGGAAATAATTTTTCAGCGTCCGGGTTTATATATGTTGGAGATATGTCGACAATATGGTGTAGCTTTACCCACATTATCGCATTTTATGATGCTACAAAAACATTCATTCCCGGAAGCGGTCAGACTTTTAACACTAGAGACTCAGACAACTCAATAGCGAGACCTGAAAATGCGGTTTATATGCGGACATCTGTTTACACATCAGACCTTGATAAAGTACAAGTTGGTGTAAATATCAGCAGAAGTAACTATATGCCGTATGGTGTGTATACTCTCCCAGATATGACTGTCAGAAAATCGCAGGTTATTGACGATTGGACGGATGCAGTCACGGTTGATGCAAAAGGTTTTATTGATGGGAATCTGTTTGACAGCACAACCATCACCAGTGGAAAATATATAAGTGCGAAAACTGGAAACTTAAACACGTTATCAGGATATAACGCAAGCGATTTTATCGAAGTAGGTGCAAATAACTATGTGACTATCGCTAATGCGTGGAATGCGGTTGCATATAAGGAAGATAAAACATTTTCCAGAGAAATAACTAGAAAATATGATAACTATCCGATAACCGGGTTGCTCACAAGCGAAGAAAAATACATACGCATCACAGTAAAAGATGCAAATATTGCGGTTGCACAGGTTGAGCGTAACATCGGAAAAAGTGCGTATGTAAATTATGGCCAGTCAGTTGACAGCAAAAACCAGATGGATAATGCATATAAACTCACGACTGTCTATGTTGGAGATGGATGCTGCTTTACAACTATCAACAGTGCACTAAATGCAATTTCGGATGCTTCTGCGAAAAACAGATATACTCTTTTTATTACTGAAGGTGAGTATAACGAAACCGTTACAACAAAAGATTACGTTGATATAGTCGGAGAGAGTAAATATAAATCAATCATTAATTATATTAATGATGACGAAAGCGACTATGTGAACCGTTCTGCGATATTTGCGACAACATATACTACGTTAAAAAATCTGACTGTCAGAACAACAGGTAGCAAATATCCATTGCATTGCGATGCTCGATACAACGAACCATATGAAGTCAAAGCGGAAAACTGCATTTTCAAACATGATGGTTTTAGCGGATCTTCACAGCCTGCTGGAACAGCGGTAGGAATTGGCTTATACTGGGGGCAGCATGTATCACTTGAACAGTGCGAATGTATCGCAAGCGGAGCAACGGGTGTTGCATCTGTTTACTGCCATAATTCTTCCGAAGCTGACGCATCGCATTCGAGATTCAGAAGTCTGAAGATCAAAGACTGTGTTTTGTCGAATGCGACCTATGGATTAAGATTGCAGGCAATCGAAAATAACCAGTTACAAGCCAACGAATGCGTATATATTGGTAACAAAAACACGGCTTCGACTCCTGTTTCACTTGAGGCAAATAGTTATCAGAGTTGGCATATATTAAGCATCGGAAACAACCCGGATTATACGCAGCCATAATAAAAACTCACAAAAAGGACACGAAAGGCAATGCAACGAAGTTGGGGCAGGCGCATTGCCTGCCCTGAGAGAGGGCATAAGCTCATGAAAATAATACTGCAGATCCTGCCATATATCATTAATATCTGCTCCGGATGCATCCTGGCTGTATGCACCTACCATATCACCAGGATCCGCTCTGAAAAGCAGGAGCAGGCCAAAAAAGAGGATGCTCTGGAGGCCGGGGTTTAGTGCCTCCTCAGAAATTCAATAGTTACAGATTATAACAATTTTACTAAGTTGTTCAGTTTGACATTCGCTAGATATTCCGTTAAGATTTGGGCATAGAAAACTACATAAAAAGGAGCCGCGCTCCTGTCTGGTAAACTTTCGCGCGACTCCGGCCCGTAGGCAAGGTCATCGTACCATGCCTGCTTTGAGATGTCAAAGGAGGTTTTTTTATGTCCGATTATCGCATGAGGTTTATCCAGGAAGTCGAAGAAGCACTTACCAGCAGATACGATACGGAAGAGATCGCAGTGATCTCCAACATCGTCATCAAGGCTCTGTCCGAGTATGAGATCACCGAGCGCTGCACCGATCTGGTGCCACAGGATGATCTCAACGAGAAACTGATCCGCAGGTACCAGGCCTGCCTGCTGGTGGACGGCAAGAGTAAGAAAACAGCATACCAGTACATCCGGACGGCCAGGAAGCTGTCCGATCTGATCCGGAAGCCGTTCCCGGAGATGGGGGCATATGACGTCCGCTTCTTCCTGGCGATCGAGAAGGAGCGCGGACTGTCGAACAGTTCCCTGGAGAACACTCGGGCAAACCTATCTGCGTTCTTCCAGTGGCTGACAGATGACGAGGTGATCCCGAAGAATCCGGTCTCTAAAATCAAGCCGATCAAGTGCCCGAAAGAGGTGAAGGAGGCATTCAATGATGTGGAGCTGGATGCTCTCCGTAGCTCCTGCCGGACTGTCAAGGAGAGGGCTCTGATCGAGATGCTGGTATCAACCGGCGTTCGGGTCTCAGAGCTGTCCAGCATGGAAGTGCAGGACATCGATCTGAACACGCTGGCGGTCCATGTAGTGCACGGTAAAGGATCGAAGGAACGGATCACCTATACGACGGCTGTAGCAGCGAAGCACTTGATAGCTTACCTTCGGCAACGGAAGGAAGACGGGCCGGCATTGTTCTATAACAAGAACCACGCGCCGCTCGGATCCGACGGGATCCGGCATATTCTAAACACGATCGCGGAGCGGGCCGGAGTCACCAATGTGCACCCGCACCGATTCCGCCGGACCTTCGCCACGAATCTGGCGAGGCGCGGGATGGAGATCCAAGAGATCCAGAAGCTCCTCGGACATGCAAACATCAACACGACTATGGTGTACGTCCAAACGGATGATTCAAAAGTTAAGGCGTCGTACCAAAAGTTTACAGCATGATCATTTTTTAGGCATCCCGCAGTGGGGTGCCTTTTTTATTGAGAAAGAGAGGTATTCTTATGGAATCACTGCAGAACATCACATTCACACACAGGTATTGGATCCTCCTGCTGCCGCTGGTCCTTATGGCCGCAGACATCGTCACGGGATGGATCCAGGCAACGATCAACGGTACATGGGACAGTACGAAGATGCGCGTCGGCCTCTTCCGGAAGAGCGGAGAGCTGCTGGTGATCGTGATCGCCTATGTGATCTATGCAGCGATCAGCCTGCCTTTCGACGTCCCAGCATTCATCGCAGGCTATATCATCATTATGGAAGTGATATCCGTTTGTGAGAATTTGGATCAGGCAGGACTGCCGGTTCCGGTATGGGTTACCAGACGCCTGAAGAAGGTGGCGAAGGACTTATCGGAGGATGACCAGATCGGTGAAATCGATGACCGCATGGCGGACAAATACTGGGACGATGATGACGAGGAAGAACAGCATGACAATTCCTGAAGCGGCACTGCAATGGGCGGTAAGCATCGCAAATGATCAGACGCACGGCTATAGTCAGGCAAGCCGGTGGGGCAACCCGGACTACGATTGCAGTAGTCTGGTCATATCGGCATACCGTCACGCCGGCATCGACACAGGGCAGGCAACCTATACCGGCAACATGCGCTCCGAACTGCTGAAGCACGGCTTTTCCGATGTCACGGCAAGCATCAATCTGGCTTCCGGTGCTAACCTCAAGCCGGGGGACATCCTGCTGTACCATCTATCAGGCACTGCCGGGCACACGGCACTCTACGCCGGTCAGGGGCAGATAGTTCATGCCAGGGGGCAGTCCTACGGTTCGAGCAAACCGGGCGATCAGGGGCAGGAGATTGCGGTCACGCCGTACTACCGGGGACGGTGGGCAACGGTGTTAAGGTACACCGGCGGCGGGGTGGCTGCCGATCGGAAGCGGTACAAGGTAGAGACTGAGCTACCCATGATCCAGAAGGGCGACACCGGGCAGGCTGTCCGGGTCTGGCAAATCATTGTTGGCGTGGATCCGGACGGAGAATTCGGATACCTCACGAAGGCAGCTACGCTAACCTTCCAGACGGCGAACAACCTCGAGGTGGACGGCGTGGTCGGGCAGCTGACGTGGGCGGCTGGATTAAAGTTAGTTTAAGATTGGTTTAAGATTAGTTTGAGTTAACTCGAGTCAATCGAGTGAGGGGCGGAGCGATCCGCCTCTTTTGCATATAGTGACCCAAATAGTGACCCGTAGCATCGGGAGATGCAGTATTTATAGGCTGGAGACCCGATTTTTTGGTGGGTTCGAATCCCACTCTCTCCGCTAAACGCGAAAACCGCGTGGTTGACAGGATTGTCGATAATCCGCTCAACCACGCGGTTTTTCTGTTTTCCAAGATATCGCAAGAGATTGCGAAAAAATGGCAAAAATTGCGAAATAGTGACCCAGATAGTGACCCAGAAATGGACCCGGATCAGGCCTTCCGGAGGGACTGCCCGAAGAAGTCGCTGATCCTCTCATTCATCTCTTTGTCCACATCGGACAGCGTATCTCTGTACACCCTTTTCATGACATTGTCGGTCTTCCAGCCGCCGCGGCTCATTATGTATTGGTCCGGGATCCCGATGGCGTGCAGGATGCTGGCTGCGTAGTGCCGCAGGTCGTGCACCCGGAAGTGGGGCAGCCCCTCTGTCTTCAGAACCTTAGTAAACCGCTCTGAGAGGGCATGGGGCGTCACGTCAGAGATCACATAGCCGAATCCATGGCCGATCGCCTTTGTAACCTCCTCAGGGTAGATAATGGTCCTGTATGAGGTGTCCGTCTTCGGGGTGTCCTTGTACACCCATTTATGCTCATTGTTGTAGACCAGGGATCTTCTGATCGTGATGGCGTGAGCGTCGTAGTCTATGTCTTCGTACCGGATCGCACAGGCCTCGGACCGGCGCATCGGACCGAAGGCACACAGCAGCACCATGATATACAGGTTCCGGTCCTTCCTGATCGCGCTGATCAGGCTGTCGACCTCTGCCGTGGTCGGGGTGTGCAGCTGCGGGCGGATCCGCGCCGGCAGCGTGAGCGGCAGCACCTTCTGGGGCAGATACATCTGCACGGACGCGGTCAGCAGCCCGCAGATGTTCCGGACCGTCTTCGGGGACAGGTCCAGATCCGAGATGAAGCGCTGCGCGGAGATGGTATCCAGCGCGGTCAGCTTGATGGATCCGAACAGTGAAGTCTCGAAGTGCTTCTTATACATGCTCATGTATGACCGGTGCGTGGAAGGCGACAGGACCGCCTTCTTGGCATCGATGTAGCCCTTCACGGCCTCTCCGACAGTCAGATCGGAGAGCTGCGGGCCGTCCTTGTACTCATTCGCCAGGCGGATGGCTTCACGCCTGGTATCGGCTGTGAAGGTCTTCTGGTGGACCTTCCCGGTGCTGTCCTTATAGTCGTAGACTGTCACGCGCCATTTGCCGTTCGGCTTCTTAATCGCTTTCATGTCAGATACCTTCGTCGTCAGAGGAGGAATTGCTGAGGCTGGCATAGCCTGGGCAGGTGTAGTCGATCCGGGCCGTGATATCGAAATTATCGCCGCTCATGAAGATCTTGATCTTGGATCCGTCCTTCGCTTCCCACACAGTTGTCAGCTGCAGCTCGCCGAGCGCGATCGCCATGCCGTATTTATCGGGTTTATCCTTGTAAATGCTGTCGCCGATCCATTCCTTTTCATCGGATACGGGCGGACCGTACTTCTTCGTGTACTTCTCGACCAGATCGGTATAGTCAGAATAGTACAGCTGATAGTTTGAGTGCTCTTCATGAAGGATATAGGCACCATCCGCATATTGGCCACCGACGATAAAGTACATGGCATTGCACGTATGCCCGCCGACAGTGAGATCGTAAAGAACAAACTTATCAGTGTAGACCTCATATCCGTCCTCTGTCAGCCCGTTCTTGTATTCTTCAGCTATTACAGCGTCAATCAGATCCGTCATCGGGAGACCCCATTCGATGTTTCTGAACAGGAAGGAATCATTTGTCAGTTCAGCAGTTTCCGTTCCGGTGCTCTGCGTTGTCGGAGAACTGATCGACGCGAAGGTCATTACCAATGCAATTATGATTGGAGCCATAGAAGAGAATATCATCGCTTTACCTCCTTTTGTTGTGTGCTTCGGCCTCGATCGTCTGGACGCTGTAACGCTCCACACGCTCGAAGTCGTTTCTCTGGATGTGCCGGACCGCGTGCCAGAACGCCTCCGTCTGCAGCTCCTGCGTCAGCGATCCGTTGATAAGGATGGTGTAAGTTCCGTCCGGATTCGGGCATACCATTTCTGATGCGCCTGCCGGCATGTCTTGCAGGTATACATGAATATCGTCAAGCAGGATCATCGTTGTCTAGTCTCTCCGTCTTACGCTTCAGGGCCAGCGCCATGCCGTATAGGGCCTTCAGGTCCTCCGGATCCATATCGCGCTGGACGTCAAAAAGGGCCCGCAGCTCCGGGTTGGTCGCCATGCTCTGGGCCAGGTCTGCGGTTGCCTCGTCAGTGTAGTAGTCCGGCTGTTGGGATTTTTCGACACCAGTCTGAATGAATTCCGGGGTGACGCCAAAGTAGTCCGCCAGGATCCTGATCTTGTCGGCCTTCGGATGAGACTTTCCAGTCTTCCAGTCGCTGAGGGTTGCAGTGGATATGTGGGTATCCTTAGATACTCGGTACGGAGTGACGCCCTTCTCTCTACACAGCTTTTCAAACACGTCGTACATAGTGATCCTCCATTATCTCGGAAAACCGAAAATAATTGTTGACACCATCGGAAAGCCGTGATATATTGCAACTATCACGGAAATCCGATATACACAGCATCGGAATTCCTTGGTAGCTCGGAAATGCTAATAGATTTGTTAGGTGGTACTTTCAAATATATCGTATTTCCGAAGTATTGTCAATCAGATAGGAGGTGCAAACGTGCGGAAAATTAAGGAGCTGATGGAGGCCAAAGGTATTACCGCATATCGGATGGCCGCAGATCTCGGCTTTCCTCAGAGCACGGTGTCTGAGTGGCTGAGCGGGGCGTACACCCCGAAGGCCGACAAACTTCTCAAAATCGCGAAGTACTTGGACGTCTCTGTGGAAGAGCTGATCGAAGAAGAATAGGAGGATCGATGAAACCGGAGGACGAGATCAGGAACAAGGTCCGGATCTTGTTCCAGGACAGAAACCTGATGGCTGTATCTAAGAGGACCGGCTATCCAAGATCAACGCTGCAGAGCTGGAAGCAGGATCCGCTGAAGATCCGGGCGGTTGATCTTGTGAGGCTGGAGAGATTACTGGGGAGGACAGTATGAAGGAAGCAATAGATAAGGGGAAAGCAGCGGGCACGGTGATCCTGTTCTTTGCGCTGCTGAGGCCGGAGACGAAGCCGCCGATGTGGTTCGTGGCGCTGCTGGGGCTTGCGCTGTACGAATGCGTTCTGCAGGCGTTCCGGATCCACGCAGAGATCAAGAGGGACAAGCGGATCGCCCAGAACGTGGCGTTCCGGAAGAGGGACGGCGAGGCCCTGGACAGGGAGCGGTTTAAGGAGGTGGTGTGATGCAGAAGATCAGAGCGATCGTGAAGCGCCCGGATGAGGTATACGGGCATGTGACCAGCATCAGCAACACCCTGAAGAACCTCCAGAAGACGGTGGGCGGCCGCATCGAATGCGTCCCGCTTGGAAGGGCCGTCATCATCTGCGACGAAGAGGGACGGCTGAAGGGCAAGGAGTTCAACTGCAGGATCCCCGCGGGCAGCATATACGCGGCCTCATTCGTCGGGACGATCGCGGTCGTTGGGAACAACGGAAGCGACTTCTGTGACTGTCCTCTGGACTTCAAGGTCTGGAAGAAGCTGATCGGAGGTGCATCATGAAGGCCTTACTGATGACTGCCTGTCTGGCAGGGCTGATGGCGGGGGTTCAACCGCAGATGTCCAGAGAGGTCGATTCTGACCTTTTCAACGTGGCGCACCTGATGATGGGCGAAGCCGGGTATACGGACAGCACCGAGCGCAGGCTGACGGCTTCCGTGTTGCTCAACCGAGTGGACTCCGACCTGTTCCCGGACACAATCGGCGAATGTCTGTATCAGCCGGGGCAGTATTCCACCGTCAGGGATGGCGGGCCCTTCTGGATGGAGCCGACCGAGGAATGCTGGCAGGATGCCGAAGAACTGCTGACTCAGTAGTACGAGACCGGCGACACAGACCTTCCGGAGAACGTGCTTTATCAGAGCCTGTTTCCGCAGGGGTCCGGGACGTATCTGATATCGGATTGGGGGCAGTACTTCTGTTATTGAAAGGAGGGGGGGGGCAAATGGCCCTGAAACAGATCAACATGAGCGACGCGGTCATGGCCGCGGCTAACCGCAGCGAGGTATACCGACTGGTCCGGATCTATCCGGATACAACGATCCAGGAGCTGCAGGACGCGGATGGATTCGCCGTGATCACGACTGAAGAGGAGAGAGAGGAGAAGCCCAAGGGCTTAGCGAAGAGGATAGACCACGGCAGGATCGTGGCTCTGTACACGGCGGATCCGCCCAGAAGCGTGGCATGGATCGCCAACGACATGAAGATCTCGGTCCAGACCGTGATCAATCATCTGAAGAAAGACGGACTGTGGAAGCCTGAGAACACCACAGAGAAGGAGGAATCATGAAAGTAATCGTCGAATTATCGAGTCCGGAAGAGCTACTGAGGTTCTTCGAGACTATGGAACCAAAGAAAAGCCAGATCGAAGCTATGGCACCTGCTGCACAGAATATTGGGCACCAGCCAGCCGCACCGGCAACACCGGCACCGGCAGCACCCGAGCCAGCCCCTGCTCCGGCCCCCGCGGCCAAGGCCCCGTCATTCGAGGAAGTGACCAAAGCGGCGATCAGGCTGATGGATGCCGGCAAGCAGCCGCAGCTGCGGGCCCTGCTGCAGAAGTACGGCGTGCAGGCTCTGCCGGAGCTGAAGAACGATCCGGTCAAGCTGGCCGAGTTCTACGCCGATCTGGAGGTGATGTGATGGCAGATCATACCGCAAGAGGACACGCGCTCCTGAGCCCGTCCGCGGCGCACCGGTGGCTGGCCTGTACTCCCTCCGCATTACTAGAGGCTCAGTTCCCGGACACGACATCCAGCGCGGCCGCAGAAGGCACGCTGGCACATGAGATCTGCGAGATCAAGGCCAGACAGAAGTTCTTCCAGAAGACCGACTTCGGCTACATGGCGAAGAATGTGGCGACCCGCGAGCTTAACAAGCTCCGGAAGGATCCGCTCTTCCAGGATGAGATGGAAGGCTTCACTGACGACTATGTCAGCGAGCTTGATTGTCAGGCGCTTGGATTCACCGAGCACCCGCACATCGAGCTTGAGACAAGGCTGGATCTGACGGAGTGGATCCCGGAGGGCTTCGGGACCGCGGACTGCATCATGATCGGCGGCAGTAAGCTGCTGATCGCGGACTTCAAGTACGGAAAAGGCGTCAAGGTGTCGGCAGAGAACAATCCGCAGATGCAGATCTACGCTCTGGGAGCTCTGAAGAAGTACGAGCTGATCTACCAGATCGACCGGGTGGTCATGATGATCATCCAGCCCAGGCTGTCCGTCAATCCGGAGATCTGGGAGATCTCCGCGGATCAGCTGCGGGACTTCGGCGAAGTGGTCAAGCTGAAAGCGCAGCAGGCCATCGCCGGCGAAGGCGAGTTCGTCCCTGGCGAGGCACAGTGCAGATTCTGCAGGGCGCGGGAGACGTGCCGGGCCCGGGCGGACTACAACATCCAGCTGGCCTTCAGCCCGGACGCAGGGAAGATGCCACCGCTGATCACCGACGAAGAGGTCGGTATGTACCTGGCGCGCGGTGCCGATGTGGCTTCCTGGCTGAAGGACCTGCAGGACTATGCGCTCCGAGCCTGCCTGGACGGCAGGGAGATCCCCGGATACAAGGCTGTGGAGGGTCGAGGCTCCAGAGACTGGACGGATCAGGCCGAAGCCTTCGCGGCTCTTGAGAAGGCCGGCGTTCCGGTCGAGATGATGTACGAGAGGAAAGCGCTGACGCTGGCCGCGCTGGAGAAGGTCGTCGGGAAGAAGGCCTTCGCGGAAGCGGTAGGCACATATGTAATCAAGAAGCCAGGCAAGCCGACACTGGTGTCAGAGGGCGACAAGCGGCCCGCGATCACATCGGCGGAGCTGGCGTTCAAGGAGGTGCCGGAAGAGATGAGTGAGAAGGAAGCAGACCTTCCGTTCTGCTGAGAGGAGGAAAAAGCATGGATACAGATCAATACCGGGTCGAGAAGATCGCCAGATCCCTGGACAGCATCGCCAAGTCACTGGCCCACATCGAGAAAGATCTGGAGTATCTGAACAAAACTATCAAGCCTCTGGCCAACTGTGCGGAGACTTACGCAAACGGATCAACCTATTTCAACATTAGCAACGACTAAAGAGACATGGCGGGGCCGGATCCGCCTTAACAAGACACACACTGGGCAAATAATTGGCGGCACTCGGAACAGCCTGAACCGCAAGAACACGTACCCGATCGGCCGGATGTTGGTGTTCGCAGGAAGGCCGGTCACCTTAAACCAATCTTAAACGGAGGAAAACCATTATGAATGCAACAACGATCACTATTGGAGAAGCGATCCTTTCTTATGTACACCTTTTTGAGCCGTACACATCGATGCCCGGGCAGGAGCCGAAGTTCTCAGCAACGGTCCTGATCCCGAAGGCCAACGTGAAGGCCAAGCAGCAGATCGACGCCGCTATCGAGGCAGCCAAGCAGCAGGGACTTCAGTCCAAGTGGAACGGCCAGGCCCCGGCGATCGTGGCGACCACGCTACACGACGGCGACGGTGTCAAGCAGAACGGCGAGGCATACGGACCGGAGTGCAAGGGCTGCTGGGTGCTGAACACCAGCGCGAACGTGAGCCACCCGCCGAAGGTCGTCGGCATGACCCGGCAGCCGATTATCGACCAGAGCGAGGTCTACTCCGGGATGTACGGATGGGTGAACATCAATTTCTATCCGTATTTCAGTGCCGGCAAGAAGGGGATCGGCTGCGGGCTGAACGCAGTCATGAAGACCAGGGACGGACAGCCGCTCGGCGGATCCGCGCCGTCTGTAGATGAGGCCTTCGCCGGCGTGCCACAGGTCGACCCGATCACCGGTCTGCCGATGTAAGGAGGACAGTATGCACCATCTCAGTATTGACCTTGAAACGAGGAGCGGTGCAGATATCTCCAAGACCGGCAGCTACAGATACATGCAGGATCCGGACTTCCGGATCCTGCTGTTCGGATACAAGATCGATGACGGTCCGGCGCAGGTGATCGACCTGACGAAGGAAGAGATCCCGGACAGGATCGTCACGATGCTGAAGAACCCGCTGTACATGAAGCACGCGTACAATTCAGCCTTTGAATGGTACGCACTCAATCGGGCAGGCTTCCAGACTCCGATCGAACAGTGGCAGGATACCATGATTCACGCCCTGTACTGCGGGTACGCTGCCGGTCTTGCCAACACCGGCGAGGCGATGGGCATAGCTGAGGACAAGAAGAAGCTCATGACCGGCAAGGCGCTGATCCGCTACTTCTGCACGCCGCAGAAGGCAACTAAGACATTCAAAAAGAAATACCACGACCCGGAGGACGATCCGGACAAGTGGGAACTGTTCAAGGAGTACAACGTCCAGGACGTGGTCTCCGAGAACGCGATCTGGCAGCAGCTTAGCCTGTTCCCGATGCCGGAGAGCGAGTGGCAGCTGTGGCGCCTGGACATCAAGATGAATGCCCTGGGCGTCCGGGTAGACACTCAGCTGATCGACGGGGCTCTTGCCATCAACCAGCAAAGCGAAGACGAGCTGCTGCGGGAAGCCGGGAAACTTACCGGACTTGCCAACCCGAACAGTACCTCGCAGCTGCTGCCGTGGCTGAACGATCATGGCATCTGCATGTATGACCTGCGAAAGCTGACCGTCGAGGAGATACTGCAGCGGGATGACCTGGATCCGAAGGTGCGCCGGGTGCTGCAGCTGAGGCAGCTCCTGGGGAAAACGAGCATCAAGAAGTACGAGGCGATGAACGCCACCAGAGGCGAGGGCGACAGGATCCGAGGCATCAGCCAGTTCTACGGGGCCAACCGGACCGGGCGCTACGCGGGAAGGCTCGTGCAGATGCAGAACCTGCCGCGCAACTCGATCGGAACGCTGGAGAGCGCCAGGCAGATGGTCAGGGCCGGCAACTATGAAGGCCTTCACATGATCTACGGGAACGTCCCGGACACGCTCTCGCAGCTGATTAGGACCGCGTTCATCCCGTCAGAGGGGAACCACTTCGTGGTCGCGGACTTCTCCGCGATCGAGGCCAGGATGATCGCCTGGCTTGCCGGGGAACAGTGGGTTATGGACGTCTTCGCGAAGGACGGGGACATCTACTGCGAAACCGCCAGCGCCATGTTCGGCGTTCCGGTTCAGAAGCACGGCGTCAACGGAGATCTTCGCCAGAAGGGAAAGATCGCCACGCTGGCCCTCGGGTACCAGGGCTCTACCAACGCCATGATCGCCATGGGCGCGCTGCGCATGGGCATCCCGGAAGAAGATCTTCCAGATATCGTCGAGAAGTGGCGCGGCACGCATCCGAAGACCGTCGGGCTGTGGTATCAGCTTGAGAACGCAGCGGTTGACTGCGTCGGTACCGGTGCGGATCAGGCCGTGCCGATCGCGGGCGGTGCCAACGCTCTGACCTTCCGGATGGAGTCAGATCTGGTCTATGGGTCGTCGTTCCTGACGATCCAGCTGCCGACGGGCAGGAAGCTGTTCTACCCGAAGCCGTTCCTCAAGGAAAACGCATTCGGCAAGATGGCTGTCCACTACTACGGCGTCAACCAGACGACGGGCAAGTGGGGCCAGCAGTCCACATATGGCGGGAAGCTGGTCGAGAATGTCACCCAGGCGATCGCGCGAGACTGCCTGTGTGAGGTCCTGCGCCGGATCGACGCGCGGGGCTGGGACGTGGTGTTCCACGTACATGATGAAGTGATCGTAGACGCCCCGCTGTCGGTCCATACAGACGATCTGTGCGAGCTGATGGCGGAGCCGATCAGCTGGGCGCCGGGGCTGCTCCTGAAGGGCGCCGGATTCGAGGCGGACTACTACATGAAGGATTGAGAGGAGATGGAGATGGGCAAATACGACAGCTCGTTCTACAACTCGGAACGGTATTATGACCCGACTGCGGGTGCGGCGTTGCTTGCAGTTATCAGATCCGAAAAGAAAAGCTTTGACAGGGAGATGCGGGACATCCCCACGGCGGATAAAAGGAAGACCACAGAATTCGCGCAGATATTCGCTGATTATTATGGCCGAATGTTTGGGCCGCGCGAAAACGGAAAGCCTCGACGGCTTTCGAAATATCCGACTGTATACAAGTATCTGCGGATCTACCAGTATTGCATGGACCACGCATCTGATGAGGACTTCAGCGTGGAGAACGCGACCACCAGACTAAACCTCGGATCGGATACCAAAGTGAGGCAGGTGTTCAATGGCAGAGGCCAGATGGGAAAACTGATTCAGTGTTATAGAAGCTGGAAGCAGACAGGCCGGTTCCAGTGGACCACGAAAGCAAAAGACACGGAGGTGTGGAAGGAGGGAGATCATGAGACCGATTGACGCTGATGCACAGCGAGACAAACTACAGAACCTCGCAGATGATGAATGGAACCAAAACACGACAACCTCATGGGCGGAAGCCTTTGCAGAATGTGCGGATATGGTTGAAGACGCACCGACCATCGAGCCAGAGCCGCACTCTGGGAGGCGTGTCTATCAGGCAGGATATGCGGACGGGTTTGAGGCAGGACGAAAAGCAGGAGCGCAGGAATGGATTCCGTGCAAAGTGCGGTTGCCAAAAGAAGAAGACTACCGAGAGTGCATGGAGTGTCTTGATGGTGCGGTTTGGTATTATACCGATCGCAAGACAATGGGGCTTGGTTATTACTATGACTCCACAAAACAATGGTCAACAATTTGCGATATGAAGCCTGATGGAAATGTTATCGCATGGATGCTGCTGCCAGAATGTTATCAGGAGGACATATGACAAATCAGGAATGGATTGATTTGCTGTCGAAAGAATTTAATGTCAGCCGGACGAGCGCAAGAGATATGCTCCATGCGCTTATGACGATAAAGAAGTATGACAATTTCAAGAGGATATTTGATCCTCTGCCAGAACCGCACAAGGAGGGAGAAGCATGACGAACGCTGAAGCGTATAAATGGCTATATGTACATTTCGCACCGTGCGGAGATGAGACTCAGCAGGATGCAGCTGTAACAAAAGCACTGGAAGCACTAAAAAAGCAGATTCCGCAGAAGGCAATGAAGAGTATCGATGCATATAACAAAAATCTGTATAAGCTGTATTGCCCTACTTGTGGCGCACTGGTCGCATACGGGAACAGCCGTGTTGGATTTATGAATAAGGTTAGCAATGGGTACGATAGATGTGCCGCATGCGGTCAGGTGATTGATTGGGAGGACGAAGGATGAGTAGCATCATCGTGAAGGGCATGAAGATGCCTGACTCATGTGCCGTATGCAGATTTGCTGGCAGGGGTGGCTACTTCATGGAAAGAATCGTTTGCATGTTCACAGGAAAAAATGAAGATGCCGAAAATGTTGATCGATTATCTGATTGCCCATTGGTCGCACTCCCAAACAAGCACGGCAGGCTTGTGGATGCGGATGCACTGCGTGATAGATTACGGAACCTTGCTGACGATGATTGGAATGCAAATACAACGACAACATGGTCGGAAGCATTTAGCGAATGCGATGATATGGTGGATGACGCACCGACCATCGTAGAAAAGGAATCATAATATGTGGAGAGACATAAGCGGCTATAACGGTACTTATCAAGTTAATGAGAGCGGTGAGGTAAGAAATGCATTAAGCGGCAGGATGTTAAAGCAACAAAGGAACCGATTCGGGTATATGACAGTAAAGTTATTCCGACACAATCACGGAAAAGAATATAAGGTTCATAGACTAGTTGCAATAGCATTTATCGAAAACAGGAATCACAAGCCGCAGGTAAATCACATCGATTGCAATAGACAGAATAATTGTGTTGAAAATCTTGAATGGGTTACGTGCAAAGAAAACGCTGAATGGGCGTTAAAGATGGGTAGCCGAATAATTGATGACAACTGGAGGATGAAGATAAAGGCATCCAGAAAAAGAAAACCAGTTAAAGCAACGCAGATAGAAACAGGGCAAATAATATTTCTCGACAGTGTGAGAGCGGCAAAAACTATATGTCCAGATACAAAAGCGGTCATTGATTGTTGCAAAGGGCGAAGAAAAACAGCAGGCGGTTACTTATGGGAATA